ACGAATATTATAAGCAAAGACCCATTTTTTCATTTTTCTTCCGACTGTATACTTTACCCACTGTTATTATAAGTTATTTTTCAGATATAATTTGGTGGAATAGATATTATAAATGTTGTAAAGAAATAGAAATAATTAAAAAGGCAATAAAAAAATATGAACGAAATTATGCTAGATAATAGAGAAAAAATAGAACAATTAGAGAACGAAGTCAAGGAAAAGCAACAGGAGATTGAATATTGCACTAGTCAATCCAGGCTTGACATATTAGAGGAGGAAGTGTATAACACTAAACATAGTATTAAAGAATTGAGGAAAAATGTGGGATCCTAGAGAACGAGTTAGAAAATACAAAATATTAGAAGAAAATAAATTAGAAAGATTTTTAGACAAATATAACCATACAATGGAATTGATTAGAACTATACTTCCAATTGCCATTATAATTCTGCAATGTATTATTTTATGGAAAATTGGTTAAACGGTAAAAATAATGTGGATAGACTTGACTTTAGCTGTGATTTATGTTATAATACTATTAATGATACCAGTATTAATGTTGTGGTGGTCAAATAAAAATGAGTAAAAAAATTATAATTTTAATGGCACTTTTATTACTTACAACAAATTGTGCAAGTAATAAATCAAAATCTCATATGAGTAGTGTCATAGGTGCAACAGCAGGATACGGTACTTGTCGTGCTATGTTAGATACAGGTGTTGCATTGACCGCTGCTTGTACAGTACTTGGTGCGTGGGTTGGTGCAAGTTTATTTTATAATGATGATATGAATATTCACAAAGCAGTATTTGTTGATACTTTAAATACATCACCAGGTAAAAGGTCTCATGTAACCTGGGGTAGTCATACAACTGGTAATTGGGGATCCGTTACCATTAATAGAACTTATTTGGTAAAAGGTGTTAAATGTAGTGAGTATGAATCTGTTATCAGTATTACAAGACAATGGCCTTTGTATGGTATACAAAGAGAAAATGAATTTGGGGTTGCTTGTCAAATGCCTGACGGAAGATGGTATTTAGAATAATGAATTTTAATTATTATAAAGTTTTTGGATTAGCAATGTTAGTAATAACAATATTAATATTGGCTAAAGTTGCCAAAGCAGGAGAAAAATCAGAATGGTTAAATGAAAACCCTTGTATGATTAAAGTTATTATTACAGAAAAAGAAATTTGTAAAGATAGTAAATGTTTAATTAAAGAAACAAAAACTACAAAAGAGGAAGTAATGGTATGTAAAGATGGATATGATGGTCCAAATTACTGGGAATTATTTGCTCAATTTTACTATGCAGGAATTAGTGTGCCGCCTTATTGTAGGCAGTATGCTAGACCAGATCATCCTTTTAAAACACCTGGGATGATTTGTTTAAGTGAAGATGGTGTTTGGGAGGTACAATAATATGTATAAACTACTAATATTAGTGGCTTGTATTGTTGTCATTACAGTACATTGGACCGAATTTAATGACATAGTTAACCTTGCGAAATTATTTGAGGTAACTGGAGAAATCATAACTAAAGTGAAGGAGTAAATAAATATATGATTAAAATAATAATGATCGCTTTACTAGCTTTAACTTTGACAAATTGTGCTCAAAACACATACAAAGTAAAGCAAGAGGCGAAAGACGAAACAAGAGTGTTAAATCAAGTACCACAATGGTACATTAACGCTAAAGTAGATAAAGGTATTATCACAAATAGGGATGCCAATCTTTTTATCTATTCAGTAGGTCAAGGTAATAGTCCTGATTTACAATTGGCAATAGAGAAAGCAATGATGATTGCAAAAGCAGAACTTGCTGATAAATTACACGGTCAGATGAATAAGAGAACTGACTTGTATATTACCGAAGTAGGTAATGAAGGTAACAAACAAGTTGCTTCAAAAATTGAGGAAACAATTGTTAATGTAGTTAAAGAAACAATGATCCAAGGTTATGAGCAATGGGAAAAGTCTGTTTATGAAACACCAGATGGCGAATATAGAGTTTATATTGGTTTGAAAATGGGTGTTGGAAACGCAAATAAACTTGCTGAGTATATTGCTAAACACGCTGATGCTACTGTTGATATAGATAAACTGGCTGCTGACGCTATAGATAAAGTAATAATATCTAAACCAGATGGTATAGTGACTATTGAAAAAGTTGATTAAGTCAATATGACGATAACAATTTATAGTAAACGAAATTGTATATATTGTGATAAAGCCAAGGCAATGGTTAAGAGCCTTGGTTTGACTTATGAAGAAAAGATGTTTGGTAAAGATTTCCACTCACCAGAAGAATTGTATAAGGCAGTAGGTAAACAAGTTAGAACTATGCCACAAATACAAATAGATGAAAAACTAATAAGTGGTTATAATCAATTAATAGAACATTTTATAGAAAAAGGTAAAGTCAATTTTAAAGGCGAAAAAATTGATTAAAGAAAAACCTATCATTCCAGAAACTAATAAACACTACATAAACAACAGCGAAACCAAGTTTGTTGCATATGATAGAATATATGGAAACATCTATAAACAACTGAAATTAATACAAAAAAATGGTACTGAATACACTGGTAAAATTGAGAAGAAATCAATTAAACTAAAAGACGGTACTCTATCATTTGTACATAAGACAGCAGATAATAGATGGTTTGATAGATGTGGTATGCCAATAGAAAAACCAACCAATCTTATAACACATAAATAGTAGTATGAGAAAATTTCAACAATACATAACTGAAGGTGTCTATGATCCTTCTATATTCAAAGCATTCTTTTTAGGAGGAGGTCCTGGGTCAGGTAAATCTTGGGTTTCAGAAAGAGCATTATCAGGTATGGGATTAAAAGTAATTAATAGTGATAATTCTTTTAGTAGTATGTTGAAAAGAGAAAAGATGTCCTTAAACTTTGCTACTTATAGTGATAAAGAAATTGAAAGAAGGGATAAAATTAGGTCAAAATCAAAACAAGTTGCAGGTATGCAATTAGGTTTAGCTCTTGAAGGTCGTCTAGGATTAATAATAGATAGTACAGCAAGGGATGTTGAAAAGATACAAATGGAAGCAAAGAATTTAAGAAGTTTAGGATATGATATTCATATGGTATTTGTGAATACTAGTATAGATGTAGCATTGGAAAGAAATAGAAATAGACCTAGAAGACTACCAGACGCAATAATAATTGATAGTCATAGACAAATACAAAAAAATATGGGTAGATTACAAAGAATTTTTGGTGGAGGAAATTTCCTTGTCGTTGATAATAATAAACCAGCTGAGGATGTAAATCCAATGGTACATAAAAGAATAAGATCAATGATAGATAGAGCACCTACATCTTATCAAGCAGTAAAATGGATACACCGAGAATTAGAGAAAAGAAAAAGAAAATAGGAATAATTGCTAAACCTTGGCAAGTTGGTATAATTATTAAAGTGGAAAATTTATCTGATACATTAAAAGATTTTATATATGGAAATAGGAAAATACAGAAGCAAAGAAGAAATAATAAAGGACATTAAATCAGTATTAGAAAAAAATGTCAAAGATAATGTAGCAGTACATGGTGGTATGATTAATTTTTTATCATACGATAAAGGTATAGTTAAATTGGAAATGGCTGGTGCTTGTTCTGGTTGTGCTATGAGTAAAAAAACTTTACATGAAGGTGTTGAAAGATTACTTAAACATTATGTACCAGAAGTAAATCAATTAATTGGTAAAGATGATGAGCAGGCGGCTGAGAAGGGATATACTCCGTGGGCGACCTTGTAAAATTTCCTATTCATAAAATAAGAAAGCCTAAAACAGATTTAGCAACGAAACAAACTAAAGAAAAAGCTCAAGAGATAAAAGAAAATATCTTTATAGAACAGATAGTTGAAAGTCTTACATTAAATTTAATTCATACACTACAAGAAAATGGTGTTAATATGAAAAAGGAGACTTTTTTTTTTTTTTTTGCTATTATTATTGAAGCAACTAAAAGTGCTCTTAAAAGAGATTTTGGTAAAAATCATCCAATGCAGACCATTACGGATTCTCTTGCTAAAATACATACATTACCTAATGGTAAACAAGTTACCGATTTGAATTATGGTAGAGTATTTGTTAGTAGAAAACAAAAAGAAGTGAAACCACCAGAGGATCCCTTGACAACCAAATAGGGAAATGTTATAATATATTATGATTATAGTTGATGTAAACCAAATAATGATTTCTAATTTAATGGTGCAAATCAATGGTAGAAATGCTGTTGAATTAAGTGAAAATTTAGTTAGACATATGGTACTAAATAGCTTGAGAGCCCATAATAAAAAGTTTAGAAAAGATTATGGTGAAATGGTAATCGCTTGTGATAGTGGTAAGGTATGGCGAAGACAAGCATTTCCTAATTATAAAGCAGGTAGAAAAGCAATTAGAGAAAAGTCAGAACATAATTGGGAACTTATATTTGATATACTTGCTAAAGTTAAAGAAGAAATTAAACAATTCTTACCTTACAAGGTTATAGAATTAGAAACAGCAGAAGCAGATGATATTATTGCTGTTCTATGCAGACGAATAAAAGAGAAGATATTAATATTGAGTGGTGATAAAGACTTTATACAATTACATAATGAAAGAATAAGACAATATAATCCTGTGCTTAATAAATTTGTAGGCAAAGACGAAAACCCAAGTCTATATATTAAAGAGCATATTTTAAGAGGTGATAGAAGCGATGGTATACCAAATGTTCTATCAGATGACAATGTATTTATTGAAGGTAGAAGACAAACACCTTTAAGTAAGAAGAAGATAGAGGCCTGGGTTAATGAAGTAGTACCTACCTTTACCGAAGAACAGCAAAAAAACTACGAAAGAAATAGACAATTAATTGATTTAAATTGTGTTCCAAAAGAATTAGAAGACAAGATAAATCGTGAGTTTGAAAATATTGAAGTAGCAACCAGAGATAAAATACTGAACTACTTTATAACAAAAAAACTTAAAACTTTAATTGAGGTTATAGATGAATTTTAAACCTCAAAAGAACTGTTAAGGAGAAAAATAATGGTTATAATTAGAAGAAATGCCGATGGGACAATTGCAAATCCTAGTGTGGCAAATACAACACAATCACATCCAGCATTAGCAACTAAAAGAGGAATGCAAGCGTTGGCAGACGCAGGCAGATCAGTCCCACTTTTATTTAGCGAAATTGCTACTAAAATAAACAACGCAAAAGATAAACCTAGAAAATTAAAAGTATTACAGGACAATGATTCAGTTGCTTTAAGACAGGTTTTAAAAGGTGCGTTTGATCCTAACATAGTATGGGAATTACCAGAAGGTGATGTTCCATATACAGTAAATGACGCTCCAATAGGAACTGAACATACTGTATTGAGTCAAGAAGCAAAAAGATTATATCTTTTCACAAAAGGTGGAGATAATTCTTTAACTAGCAATAAAAGAGAAACGCTTTTTATTCAAATGTTAGAAGGTCTTTCAGCTGAAGAAGCGAAGTTTTTGGTTACTGTTGTTAATAAAAAAGTTAATAATGAGTATAAAGGTTTCACAGCAAATCTTGTAAAAGAAGCATTTGATTGGGACGATAATTTTATGAAAAAAGAAAATAAACCTTCTTTTCCAGTATAAATTTTAATAAAAACCCTTATATTTCAACGCTTTTAGACGCCTTTAAAGTGTTGATTTATAAGGGTTTTTTTATGTGGAATAATTCAAAAAATCGCATAAAATAAGGGTTTTTTATACCAGAAAGTGCTTGATTTCCTTGTTTAATTAGTATAATATAGCAGTATATTATGAAAGGAAACATTATGACAAAAGAGAAAAACTACTTTTTAGAAAAGAAACATTTTTATGTGTCAGAATTACATATGGGAATTGACGGATTAGAATCTGTTTCTGATTATCACGGACCGTATAATACTTTGAAAAGTGCTCAAAACGCATTTAAAAAGTTTGTATGTGCAGATAAATTTTTAAATCATTGGGATTATGCAATTAGAGGACCAGAACATACACCTAAAAGTATATTACCACACATTACGCCTATTAAAACAATTTGGTATGCTGATGGAACATTGAAAAAATATAGATAAGGGATAACATTATGAAACAAGTAAATAAAACTGCTAAAAACATTGATGAAGGTATTAAGTATATGATAGACGCTATGGTTGAAGACTATGGTGGTTTTAATAGACATAATAAGATTGATGAAGTTAGAGATAAGATGTATAATGAATATAAAAATTCATTTAAAATTACGAACGGTCAGAAGTATATTAAGGTAACTAATGACGGTTCTGTTAAAGCATTTATTGTTAAATCAGACAATGGTAAATTTAAAACTGGAGATATATTAAAACCTGCTAGTTGGAAAGCACCTGCTATGAATTCCGCTAGAGGAAATGTACTTTATGGTAATTACTCAATTCAATGGACTGGTCCATTGTACTTAAAATAATAAAGAGAACAAACAAATAACAAAAAGGACTTGATTATGAAATTAAATAGTATAATGAAATCATTAACTGCTTAATGGATTTAGAACACGGACTTTTATTATTCGTAATAGGTATAACCATATCAGTAGTTGGTATGGGTATTGCCTATTATATAGGTAGTAAACCTAAAAAGAAAAAAGAATCGCCTAACGCATTAAAAGATTTAATTGGGAGATAAATACATTATGAAATTGAGTACTAAAGAAAAAAAATTACTAAAATTATTAATACAAGGAAAAGGTCAATTTAAGACACCTACAATATCTAAAGATTCATATGAAAAAAATTTAGATGATATTGTAAAATTGTATTTAAAAGGATTATTAACTTTTCAAAGAGAATACGATATTGATTGGGTTGGTCCTTCTAATGAACACCAAGTAAGATTTAAGTGGTATGTTATCACTATGGATAAAAAGAAAACACTAAAAGATATTAAAAAAGTTTTGAAGGAGGGATCAATTGCCTAGAGAGAATAGTAAAATTAAATGGCAAAGATGGTTAGATAAGGCTTGGTTTTGTACTAAAATCTTTTTTAGTTTATGTATAATTTTAGGAGTTGCTTTTGGTTGGGGTACATTTTATCCTAATCCATCAGCAGTATCTAAAGTTAATAATAAATTAGACAAATTCTATGTAAATAAAATGAGTGAATTGGATAAGTATTATGTAGATAAAATTGAAGAAATGGATTTCCAAGAACCTGAATTTACATACATTAATGATACTCAATTTGTAAGAGCAACGCATAAATGTATTGATTATATAAACCTTACAACACCTAAATATTTAAGAGTACCATATGAAATGATTTTAGGTCAGGCTGCTTTAGAATCAGGTTGGGGAACAAGTAGATTTGCCAAAGAAGCAAATAATTTATTCGGCATTAAAACTTGGGATAAAAAAGTACCACACTTATTTCCACAAGGTATAAATAAATGGCCTGGTTGGGGAATTAGAGTATTTGCTAGTAAATGTGATAGTGTAAAAGAATATATTAGATTATTAAATGAACACCCTGCTTATGAAGATTTTAGAAAGTTAAGATTAAAAACTAATGATCCAATTAAATTAATTAAAACTTTAGATAAATTTTCTACTACAACAGATTATGATAAAAGAGTTATTAGAGTTATTAATGAAATAAGAAAGTTGGAAGAATGAAATATATAATTAATGCAATTTTATTTGTTTTAATTTGTATAGCAGTATTTCTTATAATACAATGGGGTTATAATTGGTACACAGGAGTTTGGAGGTAAACATGATAACTGAACAATTAAAAATGAGAAGAATCAAGAACGCTGAAAGTGCTTGTAAAAATGCTACAGATGATTGGTTTAAAGATTATTGGTATGGCGTATTTTCTAAATTATGTAAAATGTATAATAAGATGAATTATTTTAGAAAAACAATACACTAATGATGGAAGATAAAGATATAGAGGAATATCATAAAATGGTTGAAAAATTAGAAAAGAAAAAAACATATCAACCATTACCAGATTACATAGAAATTGGTAAAAGTAAAATAAATGGTCAAGGTTTGATTGCTAAAGAAAATATTCCTGCTCTAACAAATTTAGGTATTTGTCATTATAGAAAAAATGATGAAATTATTAGAACACCACTTGGTGGTTTTATTAATCATAGTGAAACCCCTAATTGTGAAAAATCCCAAATAAGAATAGAACCATATTGGGATAAATGGATTTTAAAAACAACTGAAAATATAAAAAAAGGTGAAGAACTTACTTTAAAATATACAATATATAGGGCTGACAAATCCAAATAATGTGATATAATGAAAGTATAAAACCTGGTGAAATACCTGTTTGGTTTAAAGAAGGATTAGCAAATGCCAACATATAGATTTTTCAATACAAAAACTGATAAAGAATGGGAAGAGTTGATGACTATTTCTGAAATGGAAGAATTTACTAAAAACAAACATATTAAATTACTTATACCTAGAAAATTAAATATAGTATCAAGTGTAGGTAATGTAGATAGTAAAACTGATAGTGGTTGGAAAGAGGTATTATCAAAGATTTCTGAAGCACACCCAGCAAGTAATTTAGCACAACAATACGGTAAAAAGTCAGTAAAAGATACACAAATTGATAGTGTTATAAAAAAACATAGAAGAAAGAAGGCAGGGAAAGCATAAATAGAAGTATGGCAGATTTTGATTTTTTAGACGGATTTGACGCTGATGGTGATTGGGGTTTTACCTCGGTTAAGAGTAAACCAGCGACAGAAAGCAAGGCAGAGTCAGAAGCCACAAAAGAAGTTGTTAAGACAACAGCTGATAATGTGGGTAAGGCGGTGTCAAGCGAAATTATTAACAGACTAGAATCAAAATTAGATAAGTTATTGAGAGCAACAAATGAAACTAAAGAAACAGTTGTTGCTAAGAACGAAACAGAATTAGAGATTGCTAAGAAACAAATGGATGATGAATACGATTTAAGAAAAGATAATCTTGGCAAAGAATACAAAGACAATTATAAAAAATTAGAAAAACTTATCATACCTCTTTTACTCAAATTAGCAAAAGCACCCGAGGCCTATATTCATTGGCCAAATAGGGCAGAGGTTATTGAATCTCAATTGAAAAAAATCATTGCCATCACTCGTGGAAAATAATCACACAAAGGATATCAAATGAAATTAAGCAAGAATTTTAGTCTTAAGGAATTAACGACTAGTCAGACGGCTGAGCGTAAAGGAATTAATAATAATCCTAATGAAGATCAGATTACAGGATTGCAGAATTTATGTGAAAACATATTGCAACCTATTAGAGATCACTATGCTAAACCTGTAACCGTTTCAAGTGGCTTTAGAAGTCCTAATTTATGTGTTGCAATTGGCTCATCAGTAAATTCACAGCACGCTAAAGGCCAGGCTGCTGATTTTGAAATATTTGGCATTCCTAATGCTGAATTAGGAAAATGGATTGTAGAAAATTTAGATTTTGACCAATTAATTTTGGAATACCATAATATAGAAGAACCAAACTCTGGTTGGATTCATTGCTCATATAAAAGTCCAACAAATAATAGAAAACAAACATTGAGAGCATTTAGGAACGATAAAGGCAGTACTCAATATGTGGAGTATAATCCCAGCTGAACGCTTGGTGAATTTACTAAAGATGAATTAACTGATATGTACTCCCGAAAAAACATTTAAAGCTTGACTTTGGTTAAATATATGATATAATTATACTATGAATAAACTGAACGAATATTTTAAAAACAATTATGAAGTAAAGAATTTTACTCATATTCCATTACCCACAAAACCATCACAATTATTTACTGAAACAATTAATGGTAAAAGATTTTATGTTTTACCTGATGGTAAAAAATATCCTTCAATTACAACTGTGCTATCGGATAGGAACAATGAAGGTATAACCAAATGGCGTGAGTCAGTAGGCGAACAAGTAGCAAAGAATATAATGAGAAGTGCAGCTAAGCGAGGCACAGCCGTACACACATTAACAGAAGACTATTTAAACAATAAAGAACTATCAAAACAAGCAGTATTGCCTACAGCGCTGTTTACTATACTTAAAACCGAATTGGATCATATAAATAATATTGTTATGCAAGAGGAAAATTTGTATAGCAATAAATGGGGCGTTGCAGGTAGAGTAGATTGTATTGCTGAGTTTAAAGGTAAACTATCAGTAATAGATTTTAAAACCTCAACAAAGGATAAAAAGGAAGAGTGGGTAGAGAATTATTTTATAC